AACTATAACAATACCAGGAATGCATTACACATGCGATACCAAGGATAACATTCAGGCAAGGGGGAAGTGAATTGCCAGATAACAAAATGAAAAATCAATATAGCGAGAATTCGGAACGTCAAAGAATGGCAGCGATTAAGAAAATGGAGAAATACCCATCACCTATGACGAAAGCATTTCTCCGACCGGCATATGATAGGACTGAAATATGTCCTGATTTTTCTAGGCGTCCAAGTAATCAAAACACACATTTAGCGGAGGAGGAAGAGTGAATGAAGGGATATAGACCAAAGCTCGTAGAAGGGCGCGTAAGTGGCACTGGATGGCCGATAGATGGGCATGTGGTAGCGTTAACGCTATGGGATTATGACAACCATGAGAAATACCATCTGTTCAGCTGGCCGGATGAGTCGGACGATGCAATGATGCGAACTATGTACCAGACAGAAGAGGAAGCCGGATTTTTGCTGGCTGATAGTTTGGAAGAGTTTGAACAGCAGTGGAAGGCTGGAGAGTGGGATGCTCAAGGATCATTCTGCATTCCGCTCGATAAAGTGGAGGTTATTAAGGTAATCTGGGAAGAGGAAAAAGAACATGATTATGGGGAGCGAGGAGGGAAAGCATGGGAAGAGCATTGAAACGGGTGCCATTAAATTTTGATTGGCCCCTTAATACAATATGGTATGGATATTATTCCAATTATTGTCATGACAGTGATTATAGCGCGGGAGGTTGCGATAACTGTAAACGGTTTGCGACCTTAAAGGGAATTGCTTTAACAAGTTATGGTTGCCCAGATTTTGAGCCGTTTCTAGGTCCACCAAAAGGAGAAGGTTTTCAGCTTTGGGAAACCACAACGGAAGGTAGCCCGGTAAGCCCAGTTTTTGAAACACTGGACGAGCTTTGTGAATGGTGTGAAAGTAACTATACAGTTTTTGCTGATATGAAAGTCAGTAAAGAACAGTGGAAAGAAATGCTGGATGCTGATTTTGTACATGCGAAAGTAGGAAATGCAGTATTCATCTAAATCGCTATTTAAGCAATTAAAGAAATAGAAAGTAAAACAGTCCTGGCCGGGTAAAGTGATCACTTTCTGAATGGTAAAATTACAGGATTTACCAGTCAATACATTAGCGCTGGTGAGCGATAATAGTAATTATTCATTTTAGGAGGTACCTATGAAAGTATGTTGGTTTAGCACCGGAGTATCGTCTTTTGTGGCGTGTTACTTGGCTAAGGATATTGATAAAATTATTTACACTCATGTCGAAAATCAACATCCTGATAGTCTGAGATTTTTGAAGGATTGCGAGGCGATTTTGGGAAGAAAGATTGAGCCTATACAATCAGATAAATACAAAGATGTGGATGATGTAATTGAAAATACCAGATGCATAAACACAGCTTTTGGAGCACCCTGCACTAAATGGTTGAAAAAACAGGTACGCAGAGACTGGGAGGCAGCGAATCCAGACCATCATACATATGTGTGGGGTTATGATGTGAATGAGATGCACAGAGCAGACGCAGTTGTTAAAGCGCTTTCTGACTACGACCATGAGTTCCCGTTGATTGAGAATGGATTGACAAAAGCAGAGTGCCACGGGATAGCCGATAAACTGGGGCTGAAACGCCCAGTAATGTATGACATGGGGTATCCAAACAACAACTGCATTGGTTGCGTAAAAGGCGGCATGGGATACTGGAATAAGATTCGGATTGATTTCCCGGAGGTATTTGAACGCCGGGCTAGGCAGGAGAGGGAGATAGGGCATAGTTGTATCGGGGGAGTATATCTGGACGAGTTAGACCCGAACCGTGGAAGGATGGACCTGGAGGTTATGGAAGACTGTACGATAGCCTGCCAATTACTTAGCCAGGGGATAGGCTGGATAAATGACTGAAAGGAAATATTGTATTAAACGATGAAAATTAGAATTTTGAGGTATTGGTATGATTAAAAACAAAGAGCTGTTGGGGATTATTGAAACAAAGAAACGGGAAAAAAGCTGCGAAAATTGTAGGCACTGCAATCTACAAGCATTCCATAGGGGGCAGTGGTATTGCAATAAGATAAGTGTTTTTGATGTTCCAGTGGAAACAAAAAAATGTTTTGAAGATTAGTATCTGGAGGATAAAGAATGATACCAGAAGACAGAAGAAAGATATATATGTAAATATTGCATATATTGTGAATGTGAGAAAGAAACAGAAGGAATGGTAATTTGTAATGTTGATATAAGAGAACAGGTGGATGTTAATCACCCAAGTTGCTACTGCTTTGATTATGATGATACTTTTAAGAGATATTAAGTTTTCCAGAGGTAGAAAATATGAAATTTATAAAAAATGGTGGTTTGTATGAAACAGATAAAAGTAATGAATGTAAAATTTCAAAAATCACAGAAGATGAAAAGATAATGACAATATCGGTTGTTGTGCCTAAGGATTTTAACGGAACTTATTGCCAAAAATGTCCGATATGGTGTGACAGTATATCTTGTTCTGTAATTGGAATTTGTCCGTTAAATGATAATCAGCAGTATTAACATTTAAACGATGAAAGGAGGACGGAGTTGCGGCCGCATAAAATCCGGGTTTCTCCTTTCAGATATGAAAATTTTAGTAGCATGTGAGGAATCGCAGTCGGTAACGAATGAGTTACGAAGGTTAGGACATGAAGCTTACAGTTGTGATATAGAATCCTGTTCTGGTGGGCATCCAGAGTGGCATTTACAGGTGGATGCCTTGGAGTTGCTGAAAATACAGTGGGATATGATTATTGCTTTTCCGCCGTGTACATATTTAAGCAATGCAGGGGCTTGCCGCTTATATCCTAGAAAGGGACAGCTTGACCAGGAACGATATAAAAAGGGGCTGGCGGCAAAAGAGTTTTTTCTGCACTTCCTGAATGCTGACTGTCCGAAGATAGCTGTGGAAAACCCAGTGTCAAGTACAGTGTTCCGCATGCCCCCACATAGCCAGGAAATTCAACCTTGGCAGTTCGGACATCGCTACACAAAAAAAACGAGGTTGTGGTTGCGGGGGCTTCCACCGTTAGTGCCAACAGATATTGTTACTCCGATAGGGCCATATGTGCCGGCCGGAACCGGTAGAAAAGACAGGAGCAAATACGGGGCAGCAAAACGCGGAGAGGATGCTAAAAATAGAGCAAAGACGTTTCCTGGGATAGCCCATGCAATGGCAGAGCAATGGGCTGGACAGAACGTAAATTAGCATTTAGCAAAGAAAGAAGGTATCTGATGCAGATAAAAGATATGATTAAAAAGTGTCCTTTTTGCGGGAGTGAAGCAATCTTAGAAAGACAACCACTCGCATATGCACACTTTGATGGTTGGGCGGTACAGTGTACAAACGAGGAGTGTTATGCAGCGTCTACAGGATTGGTGTGGCCGTCTCAAGATGGAGCGATTACAGCTTGGAATACTCGCGAGAATAAAGAACTGTCGGAGAAACAGGAGCCAAAGAGTCCAAAGGTGGACAAAAGAAAATATAGCGAAGACTACATATGCCCATGCTGCAATCATAGATTTATCAGTAAAGACGAAACTGGTTGGTTTGCGGGAATGCGTCAGAAATTTTGTCCAGATTGCGGGCAGGCCATTGATTGGGAAAACTGATAATCATCAGTATTAGGATTTTGAGGTATTGGTATGATTAAAAACAAAGAGCTGTTGGGGATTATTGAAACAAAGAAACGGGAAAAAAGCTGCGAAAATTGTAGGCACTGCAATCTACAAGCATTCCATAGGGGGCAGTGGTATTGCAATAAGATAAGTGTTTTTGATGTTCCAGTGGAAACAAAAAAATGTTTTGAAGATTAGTATCTGGAGGATAAAGAATGATACCAGAAGACAGAAGAAAGATATATATGTAAATATTGCATATATTGTGAATGTGAGAAAGAAACAGAAGGAATGGTAATTTGTAATGTTGATATAAGAGAACAGGTGGATGTTAATCACCCAAGTTGCTACTGCTTTGATTATGATGATACTTTTAAGAGATATTAAGTTTTCCAGAGGTAGAAAATATGAAATTTATAAAAAATGGTGGTTTGTATGAAACAGATAAAAGTAATGAATGTAAAATTTCAAAAATCACAGAAGATGAAAAGATAATGACAATATCGGTTGTTGTGCCTAAGGATTTTAACGGAACTTATTGCCAAAAATGTCCGATATGGTGTGACAGTATATCTTGTTCTGTAATTGGAATTTGTCCGTTAAATGATAATCAGCAGTATTAGCATTTGATTGAGAAGGAGGAAAATTTGAAAGAATTTGAGTATGACTGGCAGCGTCCTTTAAGGAGATTGGAAGTCGGAGACAGCGCCATTATAAAAGTCAGGCATAACAGTTTGGAAAAAGAGTCACAAAGGAAAAAGTACGGAGCAATATCAGATGGAGTTTATAAGGCGCAAGTAATAGCACCGTATGAATTAAAATGTGAGGATTATCCGATTTTAAGCGGAAAATATTGTTATTGGTATGGTAATAAGTTTGGTTGTTCTGGGCTTATTTATGCTGACGAGTTAGGTCGCTAAACTGATATTGATCAAAAATTGTGTATACATACACAGAAAGGGGCAGAGGTATGGCAAGACCAAAGAAAGAGACCAATAAGAAGTATATCCGGCAGAACATAAGCATGGACCCGGAACAACTAAAACGGGTAACCGCCTACTGCCAGAAAGAGGACAGGGCTATAAGTTGGGTGATCCGGCAGGCCCTGGACAGGTATCTTAATGATAACGTTGCGTAACAATGTGTATCGTTACACAACAAAACTGATATTTCCGGGAGTAACGAAGGAAGGAATAAAGATGAAAAAATATCGAGTTATGGTACCGATAGTTGCAGCATGTTATGTGGAAGTCGAGGCGGAAAACGAGAAAGAAGCTATCGCTTGTGCATTGAATAGCGAAGAACTGTCTCTTGAAAATGTAGAAGAATGGGAGGGGCTTGAGGCCATTGTTACGGGTAATGTAGTCCATACATACAACTATATTGCCTGGGCTGAGGGGATGGAGAATTAAAAATTTGAGGGAAATCCGTTGGGTAATAATGAGGGCACCGGACACGGCAGCATATA